CTAAACATAAAAGACACTCAACAACTTAATCAGTATATGGAAGCTATTAATAAACTAGAAGATGTAACTAATAGTTTTACTACAGCTGAAAACTGGAAAAAAGAAAAAGTTTTAAATGAAGTAAGTAATTTAAAAGACTTACTAACAAAACAATTCCAGTCTAAAAAAGATGATAATACTATAACTTATTTTTAATCTCTTGTTTGGCCTTGTAATGGTTTGATGTTATATTTATAGCATAATAAAAATAAAGGTTATGTTAAAACATCATGATTATCAAGAAGCTCAAGAGTTATTTTACACTAAAGAGGTATTAACAGCTGAAGAAGCTCAACTATGTTTTGAATTAATGCCCACAAAGGCAAAAGCACATTTGTTTTATCATAGTTGGAATAACACTTATTTGAACCTTAATGTGTATTCTGAGGTTGAAAAGGAAGAACATGATTTAAGAAGGGAAATAGGTTTCTAACATGCATTCAAAAGAAGTTATTCAAAAACATTTATTCAAACTTAAAAAACTTAATTACAGTCCATTTAGATGGTGGAGAAATTATGATGTTCCAAAACCACTACCTAAGTCTGCTCATATTGAAAAGAGAATAGACAATGGTGATTTTGATCCATCTCCTTATTTTTGGATGGCCCAATCCGCACTTTGGGAAAAATATGACAATGACAATGCTGGTTTAGAACCATTTGATAGAGCTAAACGTGGTGGTTTATTATTAAGCAAGTATGAACGCTTAATGACTGATCATTATAATGATGATGATTCTAAATTAGATAATTTTATAGATGCTATTTATGATCATTTTGAAATTGATAAACTTTTAGTAGAAGAAGAGATTAAATTGTTTGGCTCATCTGTAAAGGATTATTATCTTTATGCTAGTACAAAATATAATGTTAGGAGAGTAGCTCCTAAAAGACGAGGTAGACCTAAAAAAGTAAATATATGAAAATAAGTCATGAAGTTCCCTTATGTTTGTTAGAAGATAGTCTTGATTTTAATGACTATGATTATTGTTTAGTTCATCTTTTAGATAAAGATACAGACTATGTTGATTTCTTTATGAAAGCAAAACAACAAGGTCGTTATATTATCTTAGATAATTCACTCCATGAATTAGGAACAGCATACCACGATTCAGGTCTATTACATTGGGTGGATAAGTTACGTCCTAATGAGTTTATTGTTCCCGATGTATGGCAAGATACAAATGCTTCTATTGTTAATGCTAGAAAATGGGCTCAAATTAAATTACCTAAAGAAGTTACTAAAGTAGCAGTTGTTCAAGCTCAAAACTTTTTAGATGCTGTTTTGTGTTATCAAACATACAAAGACTTAGGTTATAAAAAGATAGCATTTTCTTATGGTGCTGAGTATTATTTAGATCATTCTAATCATCCTAATGAAAATCTAGCTAAAGCATTAGGTAGGATTGAGGTGATAGGTAGAATGTATCATATGGGATTAATTGCTGATAAAGATAGAGTACATCTATTAGGCTGTCAAGTACCACAAGAATTCAGTTGGTATAAAGATATGCCTTTTATTGAAACTATTGATACATCAAACCCAATTATGGCTACTTTGGATGGTATTCAATATGGTAGAAATGGTTTAACAGAAAAGCCTAAATCAGATATGAACCATAATTTTTATACTACAAATATTGATTATAACTTACTTGATTGGAATTTAAGAATGTTTAGAAAACTATTAAAATAATGCAAGTATTTCTCCCATATCCCGACTTTAAAACATCACTTGAATCTCTAGATGATAAACGTTTAGGTAAACAACGAGTAGAAACTTATCAGTTAATCGCTGGTCTAGAAGGTAGACCAACACTGACTGGTAAAGCATATTCTAAAGGCCGAGTTAACCACCCTATAAGCCAAATGTTCAGAAATAACATACCCGCGTTAAAACAATATTTAAACGACTCTATAGACGTTTGGGTTGCTCGAGGTAAAAACAATACTATGAAAAAAGAGGTTATTACTGAAGAGATTGTTATGCCTGTTTGGTTTGGAGATGAAGAATTTCATAAGTCACATAGAGCAAATTTGTTAAGAAAAGACGCTGTTTACTATGGAGCTCATGGTTGGAATGATAATCCAGAATTACCTTATAGATGGTATGACATGAATAAAGAACAATGGTATGACCAAACAGCAGGCACTAAAGAAAAAATATATTTAAAAAAATAAGTTATGGAAGAAATGTTATCACTTTATGATTACTTAGGCAAGGCAGCAGGTCAAGAACTAGGTAAAGATGTTTTTGCAGCTGCAACTGCTAAAAAAATTGTTACAACTATTAAACAAGTATCAAATCCTGTTTATAAAGGTAAAATTGTAATGTACCCTAAATCATTTTTAAACGAATATTTTAACAAATGAAAAAAATAGATATTAATCCAGCTTATGAAGCTGAAATTAAAAAAGTACTAGATGCTATTTGGGAAAATCGTTTTCGCCTAAGCTTGTCTAATTTAGAACAGTTACGTAGATTAGCAAATAAAACAAAATTATAATATGGAAACATTTACATCAACAGGAACCGCACTATCATTAGGTACAACAACAGGTACTGATTTCAGAATTAGTTCTACTTATTATCCAAACCACGGTATAGGAGTTACAGCCACACCGAATACAGTATCATTTTCAAACGCAATCAATTTTACACAATCAACATCAAAACAAATTATGCAAAACAAAGTAGCAGTCTTCAAAGTAACAAGAGACAAAGACGAGAGAATCACTAATGCCGAGTTCATTAAAGAACTTTGGGTAGAAACCAAGAACGGACAATCAGTAGATTTCCAAGTAGCTAGAGATAAAGATTTAGCTAAGTATGAAATGTCTGATCTTTCTATTAGAACAATTTACACAGTAACATTCTAATGACAAAACAAGCAGTATTATCGTTAAGTGGAGGGATATGACGTGACAGTTTTTAAATTTATAATATTTATGATAAATGAATAATATAGATTTTAATAAACCCCATATCTATCGACGAAAGATAATAGCCACTGAAAGATTTTATATTGGTAAACATAAAGGAGGGAACAAGTATTATAAAGGTAGCGGCAAAGAATATAAAGAAGATTTAAAAAAATATAAAGAAACTGAACTTGAAATTTTAGAATATGTAGAAGATATTTCTTTATTAAATGCAAAAGAAATCTTTTGGTTAGAAAAATTTAATGCTGCTACTAATCCCCTTTATTATAATAAAACCAATAAACCCTTTGGACCTTTAAACCACACTGAAAATTGGAAAAAAGAACAATCAGATAAAATGAAGGGAAAAAGTACTACTAAAGGAAAAACTTGGATAGTACAAAATACTTCTAATATGGTTGGGGGAGGTTTTAAAGGTAAAAAACACACTGATGAGACTATTAATAAAATAAAAAATAACATCTCCAGAAACAAAAAAATCAGTGAAGCGTTAAAAGGTAGAAAACTTAAACAAAAAACAAAAGATAAAATATACACTAAAGAAAGGAATGAAAAAATTAGTAAGACTAGAGGTAAAGGAATTTTACAATATGATCTAGAAGGTAATTTTATCAAAGAATGGATTTCCTATGGGGAAGTTAAAAAGTATGGTTTTTTAGGAGTGCAAGGAGCTATAAAAAGAAATAAACCTTATAAAGGTTATATTTGGAAAAACAAAAATAATTAATTATATTAAAACTATGAATAAAAATAAAAAATATGCTGTGATTTCACTTTCAGGGGGGATGGATTCAAGTACATTATTATTAAGATTATTATCTGAAGGATATGAATGTACTGCTATTTCGTTTGATTACGGTCAAAAACATTCTGTTGAACTTGAGCGTGCTCAAGATTTAGTAGATTACATCAATCAATTAATTGATAGTGATGATTTTACTAAATTAGTAAATCATCCTAAGCACATAAATTATCAAATAATTAAACTTGATGGTTTAGCTCAATTACTTAATTCATCACTTGTAACTGGTGGAGATGAAGTTCCTGAAGGTCACTATGCTGAAGAAAATATGAAAGCAACAGTTGTACCTAATCGTAATAAAATCTTTAGTTCAATTATTCAATCAGTAGCATTAAGTATTGCAAATGAAAAACAAACTAATGTTGAAATCGCTATGGGCATCCATGCAGGTGATCATGCTATTTATCCAGATTGTCGCCAGGAATTTAGGGACATTGATTATGCTGCTTTTGTTGCTGGTAATTGGGACGCAGATCGTGTTAAGTATTACACTCCTTATTTACATAGCGATAAGAATGGGATTTTAGAAGACGGAGAAAAGTGTTGTGAACAACTAGGCATTGATTTTGATGAAATTTATCGTCGTACAAACACAAGTTACAAACCAATGATTCATTTAGTGTTTGATAATTATGGAAACCCAACACCTGAATGGTTTTCAGATTACAAATCAGCATCATCAGTTGAACGAGTAGAAGCATTTCTTAAATTAGGTAAAAAAGATCCTATAAACTATGGTGATGAATTTGGACCAGTAACTTGGGAATATGTAAAAGAATACGTATCTTCAGTATTAGATGATTACGAAAAGACAGTATAGAAAATCAGGACCGTACCCACAAATGTATGTTGTGGTTAATAAGCATGGTGAGGTATTTACGGGACTAATCAAAGGATCTATTCAATGGTCTTATGATTGGTCTCAAGCCAAACCATTATTTAAAGAAAATACCTCTCGTCTCCTAGAGGAAAATTTTGGAGCTGAATTAGTTAAAGAAGAAGAAATTATATGAAAAATGAAAGTATTATTAATGATGAAATTCATTATAGAATTTTAAATGAAAAACAAAAACATCCTGATCCTAAAAAACATCAG